TAATCATGGGAAACTCACAACGCCAGCGAGATGCATGGATGGAGAATCGCGAGCAGTATCAACGGACCCGGTCGAGTGCTACAGGCACTACTACAAAACACAAAAAGCATCAATCCTTCAGTACTCTATTAGGCCTGCGCCGTCCTGGCTTATCTGAGGATATTCTAGCTGTGATCTCGATTGCGATCATTCTAGGGTGCATTTTGTGGGGTGACCAGATATCAGACTTCATCGACAATGCATGGATCGAGCACGAGAAACAGGAACTGAAAAATGAAGCAAATAACATTTAAGTACGCCAACCGAGAGGTTGAGAACTTCTGCCTTGAAGTCATGACGAGGACCATTGAACAGCACGTCATCGACTATTGGGCAGGACACAAAATTAGCACCAGCACACATTCGGACGGCACAGTACACAGGATTATCATCCCAGACCCTGAAGGTGACTTGAAGGTTAACATCATCACCCCAGACGAACTCTGGGCCGCCTGTGTGCGCTTTGTACATCAGCACAGGGACATGATTGATGACTCGCCTGTGTGTCAATCAATCATCAGCCTGAAGCATGAAGTGATGGGAAAGTTTGACATCGACAACCTAATGCAATACATGGTGGGTATATAGCATGAGTACACAATATCAAGAAGAAGACGCGACATACTTTGACGAACCACTGGTTTATGAAATGATCAAGGATCTGGTCGAGTATGATCTAGAACACACAACCATAAACGAAATAATCGAATTGGCTACTGATCAGTTATACGCAAACTACATGGTAATGCCATATGAAAATCTTAAACAAAGATACTCTGAACTTTTTGACCGATAAACAAATCCTGGCTGCAGCAAAAGCCGCTAACATTGATTACGCCCTCAAAAAAGAATTGATAAAGTTTGCTTGGTTAATTGTGGAGAAGCAAAATGAAAAATCAGAAGCAAACACCACCACCCTGTGATTGCGAGGTGTACAAATTCCCACACAGGTATTCCTACAGGTGTGTTGAGTTTGAACAGGAACAAAAAGATGCAGAGAAGGAAGAAAAGTGGTTTAGGTTGTTTGACTTTGACCAGAGAAACCAAACGGTGCGGGGATGGTAAACTTCTACAAAGAAGTTGAACAAAGATTCAAAGATAAACCAAAAGACCAAATAGAAGAAATCTTGTTATTTCTCAAAGAGTTAGGTCTTGACAAGAATGTGTGTCTTAATTGTTTTACTAACCTTATGGAGCATGGACTAGAATGCAAACGATTGACGTAGATCAGGTTGTCTTAAAGAGTCTAAAAGAATCCCTTGAAGCGTGTATCGAGATTGACGACAGACCGCCAGGCACTGCATTTGCATTGCTTCTTACATTGCAGTATTATATGACACATAATGACTTCAAAGAGTATCTTAAAACCAATAAGATACTTAAGAAGATCAATAAGAGTATTCTTGAATGATTATAATTGATATTATAAGTTATATAGGATTAGCTATATTAGTTCTTATATTATCTATAATGGCAATATCAGTTGTGTTTACTATTGCTTTAGTAATATTAGGTAAAAGACATACTGATATAGATGATAAATATAATAATTGGTGATTAAACAATATGAGGTGTAAAGCGTGCGATTCTATCCTTAAGGAGGAAGATACATCAAGAAAAGATTCTAAAGGTGAATATATAGATTTGTGTGTTGTGTGTTTTAGAATATCCCAATCGGTACTTGAAGATAAATATATAGATTACCAATTGGATATAAACTTTAGAGAGGATTTAGAAGATGATTATTGAAGGTGTAGTAGCTTTTTCTAATATTACCAAAGAAGAACAATATCAGGGTCGATCCACTGGTAAGTATTCTATGGTTATTGCCCTTGATGAAACTTCAGTAGAAGCGCTTCAGGAAAAAGGGGTTAAGCTTAAAGTATATCAAGACAAGACCCAGCGTAAATTTGTCACCAAGAAGCAAATCCCTATCTTGGATTCTTCTAATCAAACCTTCCAGGGGGAAATCCCTTGGGGCTCCAAGGTACGCCTGTCGGTGGCCCTGGGGCCTGTGTCACCCATTCATGGACCTTCAACCTACATGAATGCAGTACGTGTTCTTGAACTTTCCCAGAACCGCGCTGGGGGCCTTGAGGAAGGCTTCTAGGGCAGGGGGTCTGTAGGGTAGTACCGGGTGGCCTATGAAAACGTCTCATAGGCCTTCCTATGAGCTTCCAGGGGCATGTTTAAGGTAGGTTATAGGGATGACTAAACAACACTACGATGTTTTGCTTGAATCCGTTCTGAAGTCGCTGAAGTATATGTTGGAACAGGTAGACGACATTGATACAGCAAAGGGGTTCATTAAACAGGTTGTGTCTCATACTGAAAACTGTAAAACAAAGTGGTCTCAAAATGATTAAAGACCTATACGCTTCAAGGCGTGGTGAAAAGCACCCAAGGGCAAAACTGACCGAGGATGATGTAAGACTGATCCGGCTGTTGTCCAACGAAGGATTATCCATCAGAGTGATTGCCAAGAAGTTTTATGTGTCCAAAAGAGCCATTGAAGTAATTTTGAATGGTACTGGATGGAAGCATGTTTAGATACAGCACAAACTGGATGGGTCCAATTAATTATGATTGGATTCAAAAGCATGGTGACCACTGGGCAGCAGGTCGTATTGATGTCTATGGTGGCGATGAACCATATCCAGATGAAATTGGTCTTTGGACCATGCATGTAGACGACTGGAATAGATTATCTGAATGGCTAAATGGTTTCCGTACAGAAACACAGTGGAATCTAGATCAGATACTCACGGAATACTATAAAACCAACCCAGGAATACAGTGGTTCAAAGAAGATGACTATCATCCAGAATGATCAAGGTGAGTATATACTTCAATTATCACCAGAGGATCTTGATGAGCTAGGGTGGCACCCTAAGGATACTTTAGAGTGGACTATTGAAGGTGATACTGCAATTCTGTCTAAAGTAGAATCTTATCAAGATATATTGTTTTCAATAGAAGAACTTTATATGTCCTGCTGGGGTATTTGTGATGACTTAAAGTTATATAGTCAAGATGATTATTATATTAAAAGTTTAGCTGAAGTATATAATTTCAAATTTAAGAAACTTTGGGAAGTAATAGAAAAACTTTATAGAAAATAAAAATGAACAATAATAATAATAAAAATAAGTTCTACTGTGTGCTAGATAAGCACAATAATTTGTATTGGTCTTATAATAAACTTGATGCTGTATATTGGCATATTCGGTATGACCATAAAAACCCAGCAAGATTCCTTGAGCTGGATAGACTACTTCATGATGTTAATAAGTTGGTGAATATTGACAGATGGCAAAATTCTTAAAGCACACAAATTGTCCCAAATGTGGTTCTAAAGATAATCTTGCTATATATGATGATGGTGGTTCTTTTTGTTTTACACCTGGTTGTAATTATTACGATAAATTCACCCAAAGTATGGATAATATAACTATGGAAATGTCCGGTGTGGTCGGTTCAATCAAGGACCGAAGAATAACGGAAGCTACCTGTAAAAAATACGGAGTAACCATAGAATATGACGCCAGTGGTAATATTAACAAGCACCATTATCCTTATTTTCACGCTCTCAGCGGTGACCTCTTACTGGTCAAGACGAGATATGTAGCTAATAAAAAGTTTACCTGTTCAGGTATAACACAAGGAGTAGGTTTATTTGGTCAAACAATCTGTAGAGGGTCAGGCAAGTACATCACAATCACAGAAGGTGAACTCGATGCCTTGGCCGTGTCAGAGATGTTTGGCAACAAGTGGGATGTCGTGTCTATTCGGACAGGATCGTCCGGTGCACGTAAAGACATTCAAGAGCAGCTAGAGTGGCTTGAAGGGTATGATAATGTTGTGTTGTGTTTTGATAATGATGCTGCTGGCAAGGCAGCCATTGACTCAGTAAAGGATCTTTTTTCCCCTCACAAGCTCAGGATTATGCGGATGGCCGCAGAGTTCAAAGACGCCTGTGACTATCTGCGGGAAGGCTGCATCACAGACTTTATGACCGCCTGGTGGGACTCTAGGCTCCATAAGCCAGATGGCATTGTCACCTTTGAAGACATCATCAAAGAAGTCGAGGAAGAACAGGAAGATAATTCTGTTCCATACCCATGGGAGGGTCTTAACGATCTGACCTATGGCTTCAGACCAGCAGAGCTTGTAACGATCACATCTGGTGCAGGGATGGGTAAATCCCAACTCTTACGTGAGCTCGAGTTCTACCTGTATCAAAAAACCACTGATAACATTGCAGTGATCGCCATGGAAGAAGTTCCAAAGCGGTCAGGGCTTGGTATTGCCTCTTTGCTGGCAAACAAACCATTACATCTTCCCAATTCTGGGATCACCAAGGAAGACAGAATCTACTGGCTCAAACAAATTGACCAGTCACGGTTTTATTTTTGGAAGCACTTTGGGTCTGCTGATGATGAAAGCGTCTATAGCCGCATTCGGTACATGTGTAAAGCATATGACTGCAAGTGGGTCATCCTAGACCACATCAGCATCATGGTGTCTTCTCAGGAAGGTATTGGTGACGAGAGAAAAGCCATTGATGCAATCATGACCAAGCTTAGAACACTGGTACAAGAACTTAACATTGGCATGTTCCTAGTATCACACCTTCGCAGGCCCCAGGGTAGCAAGGGGCACGAAGAAGGCGCTCAAGTGTCTTTAAGTGAGCTAAGGGGGTCTGCTGCTATTGCACAACTGTCTGATTGTGTGATAGGACTAGAGCGCAACCAGCAGGCAGAAGACTTCAGAGAAGCAAACACCACCAAGCTGAGAGTGCTAAAAAATCGCTTTGCAGGACTGACTGGTAAAGCATGTGAGCTGTATTATGAGCGGGATACAGGTAGACTTGTCGAAGTTGAACCCCAAGAAGAAGACCAAGAGGTGATTCCGTTTTGATTCTTTTTACAGACATTGAAGCAGATTCACTTAACCCAAAGCACATCTGGGTTGTGTGTGTCAATGGTCAAGCGTTTCTGACAAAAGAATCCTTCCTAGAGTTCTTTCAAGAGCACCAGTCAGATACATGGGTGTTCCACAATGGGATCTTTTTTGACTGCCCTGTTTTAAAAGACCTGTGGGGGATTGAGATCCCAAGGGACAGAGTGATCGACACTTTGGTCCTTGGGAGGCTTATAGACCCCTCAAGGCAAGATGGGCACTCACTAAGAGCTTATGGGGAATATCTAGGATTCCCGAAAGGTGATCATTCTGACTGGTCTCAACTCACTCAGGAGATGATTGACTATTGCCTAAGAGACGTACAGGTCACTAAAGCCACCTATGAGTACCTGATGAAGCAAGAGCCTTCAAAAGAAGCAATCGAGCTTGAACACCAGGTAGCATGGGTTATTTCTGATCAGATCAAAAATGGATGGCTCCTAGACCAGAGGCAGTGCTTTCAGTTCTTAGGGCAGCTTAAGGAACGCCTGATGCAGGTAGAGCAATCAGTGCACCAGCGATTCAGGCCCCTAGCAGTCTCAGTAAAAGAGATAGAACCTAAATTCAAAGCAGATGGGTCTTTGTCTGTTGTGGGTCTTAAGTTTATGGGGGATCAATTCAAGGATGTCTCAGGTGCCTTCACCCGTGTTGACTGGCCTGAGTTTAACCTGGGGTCAAGACAGCAGATCGGGCGTTACCTACAACACTTTGGATGGAAGCCTACTGAGTTTACAGAGACAGGACAGGCCAAGGTGGACGAGACTGTGCTTGAAGGGGTTCAGATCCCTGAAGCACAGATGATCGCAGAGTACCTGATGATCCAGAAGCGTATAGCTATGGTGGAATCATGGTTAGAGCTGGTGAAACCTGATGGGCGTGTGCATGGTGATGTAAAGACCAACGGTGCTGTTACGGGCAGGATGACACACAGTAACCCCAACATGGCTCAGGTGACTGCTAACAGTAAGCCGTGGGGTAAAGAGTGTCGCCAGTGTTGGATAGCAAAGCCTAAATACACCTTGGTAGGTGTGGATGCTTCTGGGTTAGAACTTAGAATGCTTGCACACTACATGAATGATCCGGCATACACCTCAGAGCTTCTGACTGGTGATATCCACACACGTAACCAGAAAGCAGCAGGGCTAGAAACCAGACCTCAAGCTAAGACATTTATCTATGCTTTCCTGTATGGCGCTGGTGATGAAAAGATTGGGTCTATTGTGGGCAAAGGAGCAAAGGAAGGAAAGAAGCTAAAAGAAGCTTTCTTAGGCAACGTACCGGCACTTAAAGAGCTTAGAGAACAAGTGTCAAGAGCATCCCAAAGGGGATACTTGTTTGGACTAGACAGAAGAAAACTCCACATAAGATCAGAGCACGCCGCTTTGAACACCTTACTGCAATCAGCAGGTGCCATAGTGATGAAAAAGGCACTATGCATTCTTGATCAGTATGCTAAACTCCAAGAGCTAGATTTCAAATTTGTTGGGAATATCCATGATGAAATACAAACTGAAGTCAGGGCAGACCATGCTAGAAAGTTTGGTTGGTTAGCGGTTGAATGCATCAAAGCAGCAGGCTTGCATTTTAATCTTAATTGTCCTTTAGACGGTGAATATCACATTGGAAACAATTGGAGCGAGACACACTAACATGAATAACTCAAGCAGCAGAGAAGGTGACT